ATATATCTTGACAAGCTGTGCGATCCTCGTTAAGAGTCTGACTATAAGCCAAAGGTGTGCCATCGGCCCATTTGCTAATTGTCTGGAAGTCAATCTCATCCCCAACACATAAAACCTCATCAAACTTCTCACGTCTTGCCAATTTAATAACATTCTTAACTGCTTGCTCATGATGGTATGGAATTTGTAAATCTGAAATTACTAACCATCTCTTTACCGCAACACGCTTAATCGTCATCCTCATCTGGAGTAGGGATATTAGGAATTATTGCATCTGGCTTATCGTTAGCGATCCAATCCGGTAAGGCGTTATTTTCTTGCATAAAAAACCAAGCAACCTCATTACTAAAACCAGCCTTCTTAGCAGCCTTGTAGATCTCATGCTTAGTAATCATAAAGACATCAAGTTTAGATAATGGGTCTGGAGACTTACGCACTACACGTCTATTGATTTTCTTGCGTTTGCGTGTGTTAGCCATAATATAAATTATCGCTTACTAATTAGAATAAAGAGATCATCAACACGCGACTCTAATCGTGTTAATTGATCCTTCATGCTAGTACCGCTATTAGGTTTAAGCTCTGCTAGGTAAGACTTAATAACCCATCGTAGAGCCACTAATAAACTTGTAGATATGGCGCATACGCCAACGGCTAATGCGACCCATTCTCCAGGTGTCATGCTTCATCTGCACCGAGGCCATAAGCACTATCGGATTTATCTAGAGCCCTAGCTGCTGGCCCGGCTAATGCTGCAACGATCACAGATACGGCTGGGTCAAGTCCTAATTCATTACTGGTCAAGAATGTTAATAGCGATACCAACACACCTCTAAAGTATGATTTTAGTATTGCTTTCTGCTTCTTACTTAGCTTCATATCTTGCCCCCTATTAGTGGTATATCAAACGGCCTAGCATCTTGATCGCCTAACTTTGTAAAGCTGATGTGCATGTGGTGCTCATGTTTGTTAAAATTTTTGTATGGCCGCCAAGCCCAACCCTTCTTACTACTGGCTATGCGTGAATTATGTATTACATAAGATATGCGTTTATCGGTTTTGCCGCACTCTCTGATCTGGTCACTAAGATATACGCTGATCCCTTTTTGCTTAGCCAAGTCAGTATCAATATCAATGGCTCGTACGCACCCATCGGTGTCTGGGTTATGATCTGATTTGGTAGTGGCATGGCGACTATCACCCACCCACCCATCGCTGGCAGTATCCCGATCTGGATACCAGGTATCAATTTGATCTCTTAACTGCTGTGCTGCTTTAGATAACCAAGGTTGCATCAGCTAAGAAGCAGTTTTGCTTCATCCTCAGTAATGCCCAATTTAACAAGTAAAGCAGATTTAGCTTTTGCTTTTGCTTTTATTGCTTCTCTTTGTGCATCATAATCGGCTTTGTCGATTGCTTGTAACGCTAGAAAATCGGCCAATTCTTGACCTAATAATTCTCTAGGGCCATTGTTGTCAGTAATAATTATTTTATTAGATGCTGTAACCATAGACCGCTACCTTTCCTGTTAAAGTGCCTGAGCCTGGCACGATTGAAAATCCTGTGAATGATGTATTGGCGTTGAATACGCCGCCGCCTTGTTGTGAAATGTTATAACTGCTGCCTGACATAGCAGACCATTGCCAGTTGGTTGATGTCCTTAATGACAAATAAGGATTATTCATCTGCATAATTCCCATATAAGCATTTTGCCCAGTATCTCTGTAAAATGTTTGAAATCCATTAGCAGCTGATCCGCCTTGTGAGTCGTAAGCAGGATATGAGGATGCGTTGCTCATCCATGACCAGAAATAAGTTGAGTCTGAATTGGTAGAGCCACCAACACGCATTCTAACTTTTACATAATCGGATGAGCTGCTGGCTGAAACATTTATCATAAGCAAATAATTTTCATAAGTTGCAGAGAATACATCGTCAACATCTATTTGTGATGATGTTGTAAATGGTTGGGCATAAAGTTTAGTTAACGCACTTGCGCTACCACTAGCCTGTACATAATCGTTAAATATGGCTGCTCCTGTGGCAGTAAAATATAAGGTGCCGCCTTCGTATTGAGTTAGTGCTAATGATCCTGCTGTAGATACTGTCGCCGTACCTGCTGTAACTGTGCAAGTACCAGCACCGATATTTTGTATAAATACTGTGTCACCAGATGAGAATAAACTTGTGTTAACTGTAATTGTGGTAGCACCTGCTGCGTTCATTATTATAGTTGTGCCAGCATCGGCAGCTACTAATACATAATTAGCAGTTTTAGCCGTAGCAGATCCACCGCCCATAGCCGTCTGTTGCAGACTTGTCATTTGAGCAGCTGTTAATACCTGCCCTGTGGTAAAGGTTTGTTTAGCCATTATTCTCCTTAGTAACTGAGGACATTATAGTCCAACATGCCGTAGATTGCGTTATCTAGAATTAGTGCGTCTATCACCGGTTCAAGGGTGGTAAATACTGTCTTAAAACTATTTGGTGTAATTGTGTTGCTTACCCCAAAGATCTGTAGGGTTTTCTCCAAAGTCGATCCACCAGGTTGAGTGGTGATAACTGTGATCGGATCAAAGAAGTCTAGGTTTAGGGCTGCGATTATGCCTGAGTTGTAATTCTCGGTGTATAAATCTAGCTCTACTGCATCGCATCTAATACTAGTCTCGGCTCTGCTAGCCACATAAGCCTGGGCATAATTTAGGGCTACCGCATCGGTCTGCATCAATAGATCCTGCAGGTTATATGAGTGTAAGAAGTATTTGTCAATAGATGCTTGATTAAATGAGTTTTGAGGGCTACCGCCTGTCCTAGTAACTGTGGCAGAGTTAAAGACTAAAGAGTCGTTTAGTATCCATGTTGCATTGGCATATTTAATACCTGTGCCATCATCGGCAAATAAGGTAGTAGTACCGCCAATAGATCCAGCCGTAACTGATCTATCTTGAAATACAAATGAGCCTGTGGCATCTACATATAGAGCCCCATACTCTGAGTCGGTGACAGTTTGCATAGCTTGTAGGGCAGTTCTAAAAGTTGCCGGATCTGCTTGCATAGTAGTCAAACCTGCATCTACATCACGCATAGTCGATGGCCAACCTATTTGATCTAAGATTTGATTTATACGTGTGCCAGACAAATCACCAGCAGTAGCACCAGTAACAGTAGAGATCTGCGCCAAATTACCTAATCTGAAAGCATCTACAGCTGTGATGGTTGTAAAGGCAAGCTCTGTAGCATCTGATGGCTGAGTATTAACGTATGAAGTAATAAAGCCAGAAAATATAGGATATGTTATTCCTGAGTAGGTAGCAGTTATCTGTACTTTTTTCATTGGTGTTAAAAGAGAATAATAGGGTGAGCCTGGGTTAAGGGGGTTAAAGTCCCCATTTTCATCTATGATGCGTAGCGTTAAAGTACCTGTTTGGAATTGATCTGATAAAGCGTTACGGCCACGTTGAGTCTTAATATAATTAACTTGATTACTAACATCTACAATTACAGCTGAGGCATCGGCAAGTGTATTAGTGTTTAATATGCCCGTATCTAATATCATGGCCTGAGCAAAGGCTGGGCCGGTAGAGAAGTTTAGTATTGCATTGATTGTAGGTACGGCCATTAGTTAGCCACCTTTGATGCCGCCGTTGTATAGCTGTGATTTACCATCCCTCTGGTTAATTAAAAATGAGTTATAGATTAACTGGCCAAATTCTCCAGCGTTAGGGGCTAACTCTAGGGTTACATTAACTGGCCCTGTGTTGCCACCTGCCTGTCCAAATGGTGTGCCTACAAATGTGCTAACACCAGCTGACGGCACGTTACTCATAGCATTACTAATACCGCCACCTTGACCTGGTGCTATGTTTCTTACCGGATCGTATATTGCTAGACGTGCAATAGTTGCCTTAAATGCTGCCTCTAAAGCCTCTGCGCTTTGCTTCATTGACTCAGCCATTTTCTTAGCTGCATCTGCTGCTTCTAATTCAGCCAAATACTTTTTAGCTAAAGCCTCGTTATTGTCTAGGATTGCTAATTGTGCCTTAATACGTAGTTTAGTTTCCTCATCGGTAGCAGCATTAAGAGCTGCAGTTAGTCCTATGCGCTCTACATCAAACTTATCCTTAAGTGCATCTACGGCGGTCTTGGCCTTTAATGCTGCATTCTCTTGCTTGCGATAAGTTACGGCATCTTTGATGGCTTTATTCTCAGCCTTTTTAAATGGTATGCCTGAATATCCACCCATATTAGTTGCAGTAGTTTTACCACCATAATCTTTAGTTAATAATTCTGCAGCACCGCTAGCGCCAACATAACCTAACGCAGCTAGTACCGCCGCTGGGTTTCTCGTGGCAAATGCTACTAATAGTAAGGCTGGCTTAAATGATGGATTGCTAACTACCGAACTAATTTTATCTGTTAATTTGGCTAGATTTACAATTACCTGAGCAATATTATTACCCAAGTTTTCAAAGTCAGTAGATAAAGAAGCAATAGAGTCATCTTTACTTAATATGGTTAAAGCATCTACTAGGCCTTTACCAATAGCCTCAGTAGCGTTAGCGGTAGCAACCTTTATCAAATCCATCTTGCCGGCGTAGGTATCTAGTCTGGCCAATGCTTGACCCTTAAACTTAGTATCAAGTGCGGCCATAATCTTATTCATATCACCGCTGGCAATTGTTGCTTTATCTAATCCTGTGCCTAATCTTGATAAGGCTGTAGTAGTGCCCGATGCGCCTTTGGCTATGGCAGCAACCACACTGGCTAAATCTTTGCCGGTTCCGGCGCTAACATTTAATGCGGTTTCTAAAGCCTTCTGACTTAAAGTAACTGAGCCAGTAGCGTTTAATAAGGTTTGAAAGGCCGGGCGGAGTTGGTCATCTAATACGCCGTATAACTTCTGCAGGCCCGCGATGTAGGCCTCTACTTCACCTATTCTAAATGCGTTACCAGTATTTTCTAATTGTATCGCAAGGGACTTAGCTGCTGCCTCATCTTGGGCAAACGCATTAATAGCCTTTTTACTAAACGCCAATATTTGATACGCACTAAAAGTAGCACCAAAGGTACGACCTAATTTGGCTACTGATTTATCAAAGGCCGATATATCTTTCTTTCCCTTATTAAGAGCCTTACCATTCCATGTTGCTAAAGCCGATACAATTAAATTGGCCATTACGATGCCTTTGGATACAATAGTGTTTTATTATTAAATTCTTCTACCGAGTCATTAACAGCTTTAATGATTGCTTCATAAACCTTATGACTATCTTGCGCCCACGCTTTATAGATTAACCGGCCTTTAGTTTTACGGCCGCCACCTTTTTGATATTTAGATGCTACTTGACCCTGAGTTACTGGCTCTAAGGCCGTAACGAATTGATACCCAGCAAATGGATTATTTGAACTGTATGATTTAGTGGATCTTGCACGTTTGCCTTTAAAACTACCCTCGTAACCTTCCACGCCACCAAACTCCTTAGCAGCTACTCTCATAAATGGAGCGCGGCCTTGTGGATTTTTTCTACCTGAAGTCTCGTATATTGCACCGCCGGGTGTGCTGTTATAAACGTAATTAGTTACAGCAAAGCCATTCTTGGAAGTTCTATTTTCGCCTTCTTTATAGTCTATTCCCGCCTTAGCCATAGCAGAGTCAAACTTTGGAAATGGTCGGTAATCGGCTGTAGTAGTGCCGCCCTTAAGCCAGCCAGATAATACATCACCATTACCGGGCACGAACCCTCTGGCTTTATTTCTTATACCTAACATGGCAGGTTTAATAGCTGCATTTATGCGAATTTTCATATCCTCATCAATATAATTTAAGCCTTTAGTGAGTTCCTCAACGCCTACTGTGTTTACTGGCATTCTTGATCTCCTTAGCTCTATCAGATAAGACCTGCACGATTGCTCGTAGCATATCGCTATCCATATCTATAAACTCGCTAGGCGCGATCCCGGTCTCTACAGAAAGGCTCGCGATCGTGTATAAGAATGAGTCACGCCTAATTAGTTTTTTTCGTCATCCAATACCTCGACAGTTTCTAGGCTGTCAATAAACTCTAATCCAAATACAGGCACAGTTACGTTAGCCCTGCGTAAGCACTCATGCGCCAAGTAATAAATCTCGGTCTGCCTTTCGTGGTCGCGCAGGACTTTAGAGATACCTGATCCATATTTTAATTCGAAAGCGTACTCGACACCCGGCGTAATTTTGTGCTCTGATATTTCGCCGTTAGCCCTTGTTATCTTTAGCTTTGCCATTAGTGCTCCTTATGCTACTGCTACAGCTACTGTGCTATTGCAGGTAAATGTGATACTTTGTGATGATATATCAGCGACTGATCCATTTACATTCTGTAGGTTATTAACCAGTACAGATGCAGTGTAGGAAGGGTTAGTGGCAGATACGGCTGAGGATGTCTGCTTGATTACGCAGGTTACGGTAGTTCCATAAGCAGCACGTAATGTAGGTATTACTGTGGCAGCAGCGTTATCATTAAGGAAGTCTAATGTTATTGTGCTTGCCTCCAGACCCTTCGCGAATTTATGAGATGAGTCACCCATCGCTGTCACCTCGAGTTCATCGAATGATTGGTTAATAGTTACAGCTGTTACATACGCTGATAGATCAACGCTGTTTAGCGTAACCGATACGCCATTGTTTAAAAATATGGCCATGATTACTCCTTGTCTTTCTCTTTAGTAGGGGTTGGTGCGGGTGCTTTGTCTATCTGGCCTATCTTAATTAAGAAGGCTAAGTTTTCTGCATCTGTACTCATTTTAGCTCCAGCTCGTTAGAATTGACACTGTGATTTCTGCGGTTAATAAATCTCCACTTGCCACACTAGCAATAGCTGGAGCGGAGACACTTGATATGTTTAGCACCAAAGATGATGCGTTTAGTTTAGTTACTACTGCAACAATAAAATCCTCTATACCGGCCAAGTTACCCTGATTGTCTAGGGCTGGTACACAAATCAATATCTTAAAATTAGCAAGTGGTGCAATAGTAGTAATGTCATTATTAGACGGCACAAGGTAGGGATCACTAGGAGTAATTACAACGCTGTTAGGAATTAAGGTAGCGGGCGGAAATGAAAATATATTCCAAACTCCGGTATTTGTAAGATCGGTTGCTAGCGTTGATCTAAGTGTAGTAATTGCTGCTGGCATTAGCCGACCATAGTGTTGGGACTAGAGTAAGGTGCTATGAGACCTCTCACTCTGTTTATAAGCTGGTAGCCCATAGCATATCGGTTGGGGCTCATGCCATCCATACCGTTGCCACCGTTCTGAGACACTTGACGTGCTTGGAAAATATCTACTGCAATTATCATGGCTGCTTGGTTTACTGCTGGTGTTACATTGTATGCAGCTGTCTTATAGCCAGGGCCAGTAGCTGTGCCGTATGGCAGGATGCGATGAAATGGATCATCACTAGCTGTCTTTGCGTATTGAATAATTGAGTAACCATTAGGGTATGAGCTAAATGCGTATGTAGTCCAGAATGCTGTAGCAAGTGATGCCGGTACTGTAGTACCAGGGAATGATCCAGTAATAGTATATGAGCCGTTATATGTAGATCCTGCTGCGGCTATCGTCACGCTTTGGCCAGTTACAAATATGCCAGGGTTAGCAAGGACTACTGTTGCAACGTTACTGCTAATGCTTGCACCGACTACTGGTGCATTGTTAAACCATAAATAAGAGTTAAGTAAATCCTCTGAGCTCTGGCAAATGCTTTCTAAATCGGCATCGGAGTAGAGAGACCCAATACCAAGATTAGATCTTAGTTGAGCAACAGTTACGTATGATGCGGCCATCTCTACTCCTTTGCTAATAGCTCCGTAGGGCTAGGGCTACTAAACCCTACGGATTACTGATTTGTTTATATTACGCTGTCATGTTGTAGCGTTGTAGGCCACCAGACACAAGTGTCTTAGTTGCCAAGTATCCGTAAAGCATTAACTCGATCTCGCCAGATGTTGGGATGTTTGTGCCTAATCTCAGCACAGGGCTCTCATAAATTGCGATTGCAGATGGCACGATAATAAATGCTGAATCATCAATAGTTGTAGATACCATACCGGCATCTACGTAAAGATTTAAACCAAACAACGATCCTCTTACTGATGTTGGTGATGATGTACCACCAGCGTTCATTGGATTTTCTGCCGAAAATATTGGCCTGTCTGAACTATCTTTAGCTCCGATCAGTAATGACCATTGGCTTGTACCTGCTATGTATGCAGTTGCTAGTTCACCTGTTGCAGAATATGCAGCTGGGCCAGCTTGTGCAATATATGCTTGGATACCTAAGTAGGTAGTAGCTTGTGATGTTGCAAGAGTTCCCCCTGAAACAATTTCGTCAATTACGGCTTTATTTGTAGCCTTATTGTACGCCCTTGTCATGTTGTCAAGCATTGCCTGAAAGAATGCAGGATTATCAGATGAACGCTCTAATAATTCTACTGAGTAACGTTGTAGTCCAGCATACTTCTTTACAGTTGCGTTTACGTATGCGGATACGATACCTGTCTCAGATGGGCCAGCACCTTCAGCTGTTTCTGCAACAGTACCTGAAGTTGTAATCTTTGGATGTGAGATAGTCATACCTGAGTTAGGAATAACTTTAGCTCCACCGCATGCATCAATAGTTGGACGTGATCCAATAAGAGTATCTACAACAGTTGTTGCATAAGATACTGGTGAGAAGGCTGGGTTAGTTGTAAATGAGTCATCGGCTGCTTTGATCTTTAATGCCTTAGCATCCTCGCCGCGTACCCATAGACCAGCTTCGTGATCTCCTAATTGTGCCTTTACTGCATATTGCAGATATTTGGCTTGTGAATTGATTGGCGTACGTGGCTCTGAATAAATAGCTGCACTAATCGTTGGACGTGCGGCTTCTACTGGAGCAACCTCTGCCGGTGTAACAGTTGGCTCTGGAGTTGTATCCAAGATAGCCTCACTTTCCGTAGTAGTTGATGTTGAGTCTGTTTCGCTTTCGCTAGCAGCAACCTTAGTTACATTCGCCTCAGCGAACGCTGGTGTTTCTACAAGGCTAACCTCTTTGAGAGTTGCCTTAGTTACATATAAATAATCTTTAGTTTGCTTTGATCCGCTTACCTCAACGCCTACAGACAGGCCATCGACAAGTGCCTCACTTGCAAGTATTAACGCATCTGATCCTTGCATGCTTGCGCTGATCTTAAAACTAGCGTAGATGCCATCCTCTGCCTTCTGGAACTTCTGCATGCGACCTATTGGCTTATCTGCTTTGTGTTGCATAAGCATCTTAATTTTGCCGGGATCGCCAATATCTATGGAGTTTTTAGCAAAGACAACCGGGCCAGCAGATGTGTTGCCTACTACTTCATAAGGCACAATCTTGCCAGCAATAACTCTGCGCTCTGTATCTGCGCTTTCTACTGAACTACTGAACGTAAGTAGCATTGTCTGCACTTCCTTCTGGTGTCATGTTTTCCATTTCTTTGGCATGGTCTAAATCTATTAAACCAAGTGTTAGCATTTTTTCTATTGCTTCTAGTCGCTTCATTGTGTCAGCTCGTAAGAATGACTCCTCAATATTGAACTTTACAACGTTGCCGTTAGCGGTTATATCGTTCATGCTTAGTCTGTCCTCAATAGCACAGATAAATGGTTGTAAAGAATAAGCTACAAACTCCTTACGGCCATCTATAATATTTTGGTAAGTCATGCTGTTATTCATGTCAGCAGATATGTAATATGCCGGTACATTCATAGCACGTGCTACCTGAGTTGCTAAATACTGTGATGCCTCGTTATACATCATATCTTTAGGGCTAAAGCCAACAGACTCATAAGATAATGTGCTAGTTAGGTATGCAGTAGATCGTGATGCTCTACTTGCCTTCCATGTTGCTAATAATCCTTGTACATGATCCTCTGGCAAATCTGCGCCGGTATTCTTTAGGTATCCGGTAGCCATTGGAGTCTGTGATGCTACAGCTGCTGCTCTTTCAATATCTAATGCGCTTTGTATTGTGCGCCCTGCAGTTTGTAATACTCCTTGTATCAATCCTTGAAATGTAATAATAGATCCAGGGCCAGCCATTGGTACTTGTAGGCCATCTACTGTGTAGTACATAACTTCTGTACCTTTAGGATTTAATTGTGCATTGACTCTTAAATTACTTACCCATTCAAAGCGTGAAGGTCGTAGGTCATCTGCGTAAACTTCTGTTACACGCCAATACGCAACGCCGTAGAATATAAGACTATCTACTGTTGCACTTATTGTTACAGATCGTGGCTGCCTAATATCTGGCTGCTCTAACCAAACTGGTGATCCTAATTCTGCACCTGTAGATTTTTTATACAGCTCTAAAGGTAGATAACTAATTACACCAGCAATTAAATTACGACATCTTGCAACAGCTGGTACTTGCATAGCCAACGCACGATCCATTGGACCGTAACCAAATGTGTTACCTACTCCGCTAAATCCATAACCATCATTCATCACAGCTGGGGCATACTGTGCTTTAATGGCTCTATTATTAGATGTTATTCCCAAAGCAGACAATATACCCATATAGGTACTTTATACCACAATTAGGACATAAGGTGCAAATTAGGCAAATATTGCGGCGGTGCGTTGCGGTTTAGTTAATTCTGATACGACCATAGCAAGGGAGATAGCAGCTGTAACATCACCGGCTGACTTGCGCCTTATTATGCGCCAGCCCGCATCGTTAGTCTTAGCAGCACAGTTATTTAAGTGTTGTACTAAATCTGTTTGCCCAGAATGTACTAATCTGCTATTAGCCATAGCATCGGATAAGTCGCTGCATGCTTGGTAGAAGGCTTGACCCGATACATCCTGCATGCGCCATGAGCTTTGCTCTAACTTAGTTGCGAGTGTTTGTGTGGCGTACTTGTCAAAACAGATAACAGTAGGCCGATACTTGCGAGCCCAATCATTTATGTCGCTAGCCATCTTGACCTCATCTATGGCTACCTCACTAGACCACAGCTGCATTAACCCGACCGCGATTTTGCCATCTTTAATTTGTCCTGCTACTAACGCACCGGATCTGCGAGTAGGGGCAATATCAAATGCCATAATTGTTGCCGGGCCAATAGGTATCTCTAGTGTTGAGTCGCTGCATGCCTCGATCGAACCATATACCCAGGGGCTGACGGCCGAGTCGATCCATTGACATAGCATCTCTGTCCTAGTCGCTTCTACGCTATTTGTATTTACTGACTCCTCTAATGTTTGCTCTGTAATTAAATGTCCTAATGCTGGATTAGCCATAGCCCATGCTTTACGATCATGTATTTTACAATGCTGAGGAGCTGAGTATTCATAGAATGCTAAATTAGCAGGTGGGTAAGATTTGCAACGTTCGACTAAATCATTTAGCACATTACTAAACCCATCACCGGCATTACTTGTTATAAAGGTCATGGCATTAGGTCTTGCACGTGTTACCGGCAGAGCAGCTGTAAATGCTTCATCTGACCATTCTCTTAACTCATCAAGATACAGAAAGTCGGCGGTCTTACCTCTAGGTGCATCTCTTGTAGCTGCTGCAATCTCATACCTTGCGCCATTAAGTAAAGTAATCGACTCTTGACCATTAGCAAGTCTTATCTGTCTTACCTGCGCTTTTAAGAATGGATTATCCTCAATCGTATAAGCAACCTGTCTAAATGTATCAAGTGCCATATTTCGATTAGATGACATGCCTAATACATTCTTAGAACCCCATAAGAATAAATGACTAAGGATTAACATGCGAGCCAGGTGAGTCTTGCCATTCTGACGAGCTACGAGTGTGAGTGCAGACTTTTTAAGCCAGTTACCATCTGCATCTACAGACAACAGATCATCTAACACCCAGCGTTGCCAGGGTATAAGTGGTAATCCTATTTTCTCAGCTAATTGTGCTACTTCCTCAGATTTTGTAGCACATTTTAATAAAGGAGTATGGATACGTGGAATTGTGCTACCTATAAGCTCTTTTTTCCCGACCCCTCGTTTGATCGGTACCACATTGGTATCACTCTCGCTCATATCAATATCAATCTGGCCGCGTAAATGGTGACTCTGGAATGATCCGGACCGTCTCGGAGGGAGAGGACATTGGAAAGACAGGGGGGGTCGCCCCTCTACCTAAAGAAACGCTATTACCCTTACGCATATTGCATGGCCTGCATATAGCTGCACAATTAAGCGGGTCAAATGCTGCGCCACCCTTGCTACGTGGATAGATGTGATCTACTTGGTTAGCATCACCGCTGCCACATACGTAACACACATAGCCATCCCTAGCCAATACAATTAACCTAAGTTTTTTCCATTCCTGCGTACCAATCGCACGCTGTGACTTACTTGTCTTTTGTACCACTAATGCCAACCCTTACTAAGTAGATGCTCAGCTGCCTTACACGCATTAGGCTCACCATTAACATATCCATACCGATGACCAATATAGCGCATGTGCCAGGTGATCTGATCTTTAGGTGTAAGTGTTAGTACCAATGGGTTACGCATCTGGCCAAGACCATAATGACTACCATTACGGGCTTTGTAATTCCACTTACTCTCTTGAATGATTATGTAGTTATAACAACTAAATTGATCCCAAGACTTAAATGAGTTATATGCAAAGAGCTTTAGATTAGGTATTGAGTTATCAGCTGCAACGGAATAATCTTTTGAAAAGAGTAAAGTAAATACCATTACACAAAGGAGTGACCAAACTCTGCGCCTTCCGAGCCCGCCTACCGTTGGCTCAGCTTTTCGATTTAGGATCGAACGCTTTTTAGGGTAGCA